TGATCGTGATCTGCACCCTATTGATCGTATTGGCTGTGTCTTTGGTTTATGGCTCATGCACCATGGTCCATGTGTCTTGGTGCGGGTCAATATATTTTTGTTTGTGTGTCTTTGTCCGTGGTTCGTAAGTTGTTTACTATATAGGACCAGTGGAGATGTCTATAACTTCGTTAAAAACCAATACATGCTTTATCATAACTATTACCATAAACCACCCATTTTAAACCCTATTACCTGTTCGGTGCTAATAGCCCCGTAATAGCCCAGCCAATAACCCCAAAAAAAGGACCAGTGGAGATGCTCCATGGTCCATGCCCTATTACCCTATTGGCTAAAAGCCTAGAAAATTAATTTTTGCTTTTTCTTTTTTCCACCAGAGTATATAAGTAACAGCTTATCAGCTCATGTTCTGGTGTCTGAATAAATACGCTTGATGTTCATCAGCATAAGTATAGTGGCAGAAAAATATATACTCATCGTTCATAAAAGTATATACATGAATACCATTAACGTGGCCATGGTCTTTGAAATTATGTTCTTTCATTTTATTATTATCAGACAATATACCGTTTATAACTACCGCAATATCTGCTGAGTCATCTACCGCATACTGAATATAGCCATCGTGGTCTTCCCAGCTAAACCAGTCACCAAATTTAATTTTATTCTTCATGATTCCTCCTTAAAATCTGAATCTTTGATATTATATAATTCCTGTATAGCGTAGCCTAAACTACCAGTATAGTCAGGACCATCTCCCTCAAACCATTTGTCGCTACCGTGATACTTTTTAAGGGGGAATCCTTCTTTATTAAGTTTAACATTAAAGCACTCACCATAAGTAGTAGAGTTCTCCATGATGTCGAGTAGCTTTTTATTAGGACCGCCTTGGTCTTCTATAATGTCGATTAACGTAAACATGTCTAACATAACATTCTCCTATATATTTATTTACTATATAAATAATAAGGTTGATCAAATAGATGGTAAAGGATACTCATTAAGTAGTTTTACGCAGAATCAGGGAACGGCTTCCAGTATTCAAGTAGGTAGGAATCTTTAGTAGGTTTATTACCACTGTGTTCCTCGTGACATGGCACACAGGGTTCGCCCACTTTAAGAGGATTTTTACTGACAGTAACAGTAAGGCATTCGCCACACCTCATTTTATATTCTTTATTATTTTTATCATACATAATTATTGCCACCTCGTATAACTAATAACTAGTTCGTTTTCAAACCTTTGAAGTCTTAAACCTATTCTGTTACAAGCATTGTAAAAGTTCTGAGCATCTTTTTTACCCCTATCGTCGTTATAAAAAACTGCACAATCTCCTATACTCATTCGTAAGCCTTCTTCTCGCCAACCAAAGCTATAACTAAGACCTCTAAAATCCATAACCTTAGCATCTTCTTTAACTTGACCTAATTTAGCCATACGCTGAATATCAAGAGCATCGTTGTTAGGTAAAACTTCCCAACCTTTACTAGTTTTTCTGTAACTAACTACTTTATCTTCTTGCATAATTATTCTCCTATATATTTAACTATAAATAGTATAAGCGGGATCAAATTGAAGGTATAGCATACTCATAAAAGAGTAGGGGAGCTCACGCCCCCCTTTCCTCAGGTAAACACCATGGCTAAATGGTGATTATTTATCAATGTAGAACATACTACTAGGTAAGTTTCCTTCCTCGTCCCAACGCAGAGTAAACATATAATACTCGGTCAGCGCACTAGCTAAGTTGCTACCGTTTAACGATAGAGCAATATAAATATTACGGCTACGTTCTTTCTCGTTGTAGACGCCCCTAGCTCTTTGAATAATATTATACCCACTACTACAACCATTGACGAGCCACGAGCTATCATACACGGTAGACCACTTACCTTCAGTGTCCCAAGTATTATAAAAGTCTTCAGGATCCATAAACCCTTCAACACCCCAATGACACTCACTGAAGTAATAACCTACCTCTTCAGGAGCATCAGTAAATAGGTCTTCAACAATAGACATTACTCTGTCCTGCTCAACACCGTTATCTCCCTCACGTGAAATAACTTCACGCAAATTTTGAACGTGACTTTTAGGAACTATTTCCCAGCCGTCAACAATCTTATATTCTTGTTTCATATTAAAACTCCTTTAAGTTAATACCCTAATATAGTAGGCGGGATCATTAACATGGTAAAGGATACTCATTTACCACCATACGTGCATTACCGCACCACGCTTACCAGCAACACCAAGTAAAGTCGCTAGGTCTTTAACTTCGCTGTATGTATATTCATGACCATACGCTGAATTATAAACAATATTATCATCATCTATATCCATATCTAACCAAGTAGCTTCATCCTCAGGGTTTTCAGTATTAGCGAAAACGCCACTTTCTTCTCTTACATTATATAAAAATGCTTCTAATACTTTAGCTTGTGCTTTTAGCTCATCGCTAGTAACGTATGGCGGGTCATCGTCATCTTCTTTGTGCCAAATACCGCACCCGTGAAAGTTTTCGTCGGACATACTCATAAGGTCATCAACTAAAGGCTCGTATGCTTTGCCTCTAAACGACCCATCACTACCAGAACCACTCAACATACCTCCGCAAAGGTTTATATCTTTTAAACGTTCATCGTCTTCGTGCGTAAACGGTTTATCATGGTCATTACCGTGAACTATATAACAATCTAATCCCATTATATTAACCCCTCTAATAAATCACCTTGCCCTAGTGAACCCGCACCCCATAACTCTTTACCTAATATAGCATAAATAGTCATAAGTCCTGGCTGGTTAGCTAGGCTGGTATATACCTGCTCGTCGGCAGTATCTACTTTATACACTAAAAACCTAGTGCTATTATCAATAGACCAATCTTTTACTAACTCATCATTAGTAGTTGGCCACGTAACATTCTGCATAGTTATTCTCCTATAAAATTAACTATATAAATAGTAGGCGGGATGCTTACGATGGTAAAGGATACTCATATTATTCTTTACCTGTACCACCACACATATAACAGTCTTCCTCTTCACCGTCTGTTTCGTAAAAAGTATCAAGGTCAAAACCCTCGCCACAACACTCTGGGCAATCTTTAGGTTTAGTTTTTTTCTCTTCAACAAAACCTTTACTGATATCAAAGGTGAATTTTTTAGCCATCGTTACTTACTTCCTCTGTATCAATCCATTCTGTAGAAACTATATCTTCATGTTTAAAGTTATAGTCTGCTTGATTTATATCGTATTCATCAGCAGTATCTTTTACTTCTAATCTAATAGTCGCATACATAATCTTCATAATTATTTTATCCTCCTTTGGGTTTTTAATTTTTTGAGTGCTCTTTTCATCTTTCGATTGTTTGTTGATAAATTTGTGTTTTTACCACCAAAAGCTTTAATTTGTCTTGTTTTTCCTTTCATTACTACTTCCCCCCGAAGCTGTGATGTAGTAATAATTTTTCATCATTACCAAAAAAGAAATTAATATCGTCAACCATATTCTGTTTGAGCTGACAAAAAGCGTAGTGAAAACCTTCTTGGTTTTTAACTAATACTTTAGTGCCTCCGCCGTAGTTAGTCAAAGCCCAATTACCTACGCCTAATCTTTCGTCGTATAGGTCTTTACATAGCTGTATATTTGATTTTAAATTATCCGTCATAATAACTACCTCCCAATAGTTTTATTATTGTAATACTCAATGTCTAATTCATCAACCCAAAAATCGTCAAGAGTTTCAGGCTCATAAAAGTCTTTATCTTTGTTTTCTTGGTTGCGTTGTATAATCCAAGCTTCTGGGTTATCAGTAAAGCCGTCATAATCGTCTACCATACCAGACATTTTATCTTTGATTGCGTATATTATTGGTCTATCCATAACTACCTCCCAATAGTCTTAGTGTCGTTGAGCGTAATATATTGGTAAGCACCTTTATTATACGCTGGTGCTACCTGTTTTTTACGCTGGTTAGCAAGTTTTTGAGCTGCAAGCTCACCACAGTCGATACATGTAGTATAACCTAGTTTAGCTCGTGGCTCGGGAACCCTACATTGAGGGTCTCTACAATATGAACATAACATAATTTACTCCTATATAGTTAATATAAATAATATACTAATGATCAAAAGTAAAGTAAAGGATAGTGGCGGGTTAAGTTATCTACTATGTCGTCTTGTAGTTTCTCTAAAAGAGTCTTCCTTTGGAGTCTTCAACAACCTAACCCTAAACTGAATCAATAGATGAGTCGTTTACTTACCATTGTTTTACCTGCGTCAACTAACTTGTAGTTGTAAAGGCGACCGTTTTCCTCTTCAAGTTTTTGTAAGTCATTTATACTTTTAGTAGCTGATTCAAGATTGCTCCAGCTTGAGTATAAACCCCAACCACCGTCGCTGTATGGCTTGGCAGTATGTTTACGCATAACTCGGTAACGCAGTATTTTTTCATCTTCATATAAATTACCGTCGCTACCTCTATAAACACCGTCGTCTATTTCCTCATAGGTTTTAGGTGCTGGTATTGTAAATTGCATATTTTTCTCCTATATAAAATTTAACTATAAATAATATAAAAAACATCAAATACATAGTAAAGGATAGTCTAAAAGAATATAAAGATGATCCACAGCACAAAAATAACCCGTATTACTCTACGTTTCTCGTCGGTCATTTACTAAGCTTCTGCGTTAGCCCAAGCTAATATAACTGCGTCGTGAATAAAGTTTATAAGACTATGCGCTGAGCGATGAGTGGTAAAATCACCACCGTCAGCACTGTCGCAATGTAGTAATACATATCTACCGTCAAGGTAAAATGCTATTTTAGTGGTTTGACTAAAGTCAGGGCATTTATCAACTAATTTTTTAGTCAAAGGCGGACTTATAGCTAAATGCTCACCCTGTTTATTTGGTAAGTCTTGTATTGATTTTAGTAATAATTCTTTACTGTCTTCTATATTCATTTTTTATCCTTATTTATAAATTTATATCTGCTTTCAATATTAGGAAACTGTTTAAAAGTTTCTATAAGCCTGTCTTGAGTTACTTTACCGAATTTAGTAAAGTCATCTAAAAAAGCTTCCTCGGGCTCAATACCATGAGCCCTGAGATTTTCTAACGTTTCGGCACGTGTCCTACTAGCCATTAGTCTAACAATACCATATAAGCGTCAGGCTCATTGACCTTAAACCAGTCAAGACCTATACGCACGCTATCGTAGTCTTTAAATAACTCACTACCCTTTACCCAATCATACACAGCTACTGCGTCTGGTTGTAGGGTAACTGCGGCACCAGTGTATGGATTTTTTACCTCTACTGGTTCGGTATCTAGTATTTTTACGCCTTCGGGTATTTCTCTACTCATCACTATTTACCTTACTTTTCATCCATGCGGTAGTAATATCCATAGCCTCACGCCTACCTAACTCAGGAAATAATTCCCTAAGCATAGCTGGGGCACCGTACATATTCATACCACCCTGCATAGTGTCGAGTAGGGCGAAGTATGGTTCGTAGTTATTGTTATTAGTATTTTTTTCAGTATGCATTTTTATTCTCCTTATAAAAATATTACTTAAATAGTATTAACGGGATGCCTATGATGGTAAACCATAATCACTAGGATTTTTACCGTTGTTAAATTTTTTATAACAACTCAGGCATACGTCTTTAGTGTGATACGGTTTATCTTTATCAACTTTAGTTGTATATTTAGTCCACACTTTAGTTTGATTTTTACCGAAGAATGTAGGGATAATACGCTCCCTACACTCATCGCACCTAATAGGTTTTTTAACCACTGACAATCTCTAAAGTTTTGATTTTATTAATGTCATAGTTAAGGTCGGTAGCAGTATAAAGACCCGTTAATAAAGCTTCTCTTACTGTTTTACCATTGACGGCTTTAACTCTAGCGTTATTGTCGTCACTATTGGCTTTTTTACCTGTAGCCTTTAGTTTAGCATCAGGGTGAAATTTACCGTATCTAATGTTGCCATTAGTTTTGGCTTGTTTTACCTGCGTTTTCACTGACGCAAGTTTTTTCTTAGCTGTAGCTTTTGTCATAGTAATAGCCCTCCTGGACTGTTATATTAAGTTACAAGGTAAGTATAGGTAAGATCAAAAGTAAAGTAAAGCATACTCAAAAAAGAATTTAAGTGCTCGGTGTAGTAGTAAATGCTTAGTATATAGGAGGACACCTGTAATGCGGACATCTACTACCTTTCTACCTATCCCTCACCGAGCAAAGAGATAAAATTAACCCGCATACAGATGCCAATTAATTAATGTAGCTTTGAATAAAACTTTCATTGTCTTTCAGTTTATCTAGTATGCTTTTATCATAGCTAGTTTCACTCAAACAACAAATAACTCGTGTATCTAAAACTTTAAAACCTAAATTCATAAGTCTTGCTGCTTCAGACTCCATATCCCTATCTGAGCATTTATCTACTATACTCATTTGGGATTTAATATATTTTTCCCAGCAGTGCCAATCGTGACCCGTTTCTGGGTCTTTTATGCGTATAGCTATAACGCTGATATACTCTTTCTCGTCATTATTTTCAATATCCATATTACTCCTTATATAATACTGAGTGTCCTAGATTAGCCCGTTATTATGAGAATGAGGCTCTAGATAAACCTCAAACAGAACTAGCTTTAGGCGTCACACACATCTAGGTCGATTACGCCGTCACTCAGTAAACAGCTATTATTGGAAACGCTAGTTCCCTAAAATCTGGGTGTAAACATTTTAGTTAATGAAGCGTAAGCTTCGTCACTTACGTTTTTAAGATGCGGTAGTTTTTTACCACCGCTTCTACTTTCATTAACTCGTTTACCACACTTATTACATTCTAATACGCTGTTAAGTGTGCCGTGTTTATTTATACTGTAGCTATTAGCCCAGTCGTGCTTACATTCTACTGTCATTACGTCTCTCCGCTGATAACTCTAATAATTGTATATGGTTAGTTACTACCATATCAATTATGTTTAAAGCCATGTATGTAGATAAGCCTTCTTTAGCGTTATCCTCGTTATCTAAGTTTTCAAGAACAACTTTTTTTACTAACTTAAAACTGTTAATAATATCTTCTCTAAGTTCTGTATCCATATTTTTACTCCTATAATATATGGCGGTGGTCACGGGAGTAAGGTCGCTAGTTTGCATACTCTTTGACATGTCTACCCAACAGTAACCACCTAAACTATAAGCCATCTAGTCTCGCCACGCATCGTATTTTAACTAGTATCTTAGCCTACCCTTATTTGACTGATCAACCGTCTGCTTTGTAGGTAGCCTATAGCCTAAAATTAATATAGCTATGATCCGTTTGAAGGTAAAGGATAATCAAAATCTTTTATTTCTATATGATAATGGTCTATTTGTCTAGCTAATAACGTTTCCTCAGGTACGTGTGTGCTGTTATAGGCATGGTTAGTATGTGATTCTTGTAGTGTAAACTTTTTACTTATACCTTCATACTCACCAGCGTTAGCTTTACGTATTGCGTGTTCAGGGCTTTTAGCTTTTACAGGGTATAGATCTATTTCTATATGTGCTAATGGTATATAGTATGTCTTTAGTTCAGGGTTATCACTTACGAGTGTAAGTATGGGTTTTTTAGTCATTTTTTACTCCTTATAACTTTATATAGTATTTAAACTTACATCTTTAACATAGTAAAGTTTAATCGTAAGCTCCTAGTAACCAAAATACTAATAGATATCTGTCACCTTTACCAACCTTTAGTCCACGGTGCATGTGTGTAAAACTAGGGAAAAATAAAGCATGTCCTCTAGGTAATGGCGGTACTATGCCTCTACCGTGAAACTCAGTGCCACCGCCCTCATAGTCACCAGTATTTAAAGGCACTACCACCGATATATCAGCACTGGCGTCATGATGCCACTCACCTTGTTCTCTTTTAGCTAGATTATAGTTAGCTAGTTGTATTGAATTATACTTGAGGCTGTAGCGTTGCCACACTGCAGTAAATAAAGGATTCATATGGTTAAGGGCTACGCTATGCAAATTAGAGGCTAGTTGTGGTATGTTATCTTGTAGAGTTATTTCAGGTATCTGTCGTAACTCGTCCTCGTCATCATTTTCTTTAAACCCTAAATACAGCTCCATGTTTTTTATTTCATCTAGCATCATATCACAAAAATCTTCCGTAAATAAAGGCACGGAGTAAACGTCAGGTAGTTCTTCTTTTATATATTCTTGTAATGGTATTTCTAGTTTTTGAGTGCCGTCGCCTGAGTGAAACTTTATAATTTCAGGCTCAGCATCTTGTATCATAGCTAACGTAGTTTTATCAATCATCCAGTCTGATTGTATAGCTAACATAGTATTTTTTATTCTATATGGTTTTGACCTATCCATGTGTACCCCCTTAATGTACTATTGGTTGTTGTGTTGTTTCGTTAAGTTCCCCTACTATCTCTATTGTGATTTTCTTATCAACTGATATTGCTGCACTACTTAATAAATCAGCTTCGTATTTAGCTTCGTTATAATCAAACGCAAATATGTGTGGTCCAGGAAAAGTTTTTTCTTCACCTTCCTCAGTAGTGATAGTAAAAACAGTCATCCAGACTCTTATTAAACCACTCATTTATTTTTCTTTAAGTTATTGATCTGCGGTTGTTTTTCTTTTTTCTGACCCCATATAATTTCCCAGGCATCTCTGTATTTATTGGTGTCTTCTTTTCTTCTTTTACTGCCCTTACCACCGTGCCATTGATCACTCATCTATTTCTGCCTCACCCTCAATAATTTTACCAACTGGTAATATACCACCTGTGTCATAATAAAGTTGTTTCATACGTTCTAATACTTCTTCTTTTGACATAGTTTCTACTTTATTTACCACTAACTCACTACGGTTAATATATAATCCTGCTGCTTTACCCCTAGCCACTTCCGCAGTTACCGCAGCAGACCACGCACCATTACGCATAGCCCCTTCACGTATATCTTTTAAATCAGTAAGGTGAGTAGATAAATCTAAACTTACTTTTTTAGCAGCACGTTCCTGTAAAGCTTGTATTCTTTGCTTTACTAATGGGTTAGCGTCAGAATCAAGCACATACCCAGCACGTTTAGCATTCTTTTCACTATACCCTGCATTAACTGCAGCGTCTTTTTTACTCATGCCTTTAGCTACGTTCTGAGCGTATTTTTCTTGCTTGGGCGATAATTTCTTTTTTGCTTTCATAATATTTTCTATAATACTCCCTGTATTTATCTGGGTTTTTAGCGTATCTTTTTCTTGCTCGTTTATTTATTTTTTCTTTATTTAGTTGATTGTATTTTTTGTTTTTTATAGCCCTTATTGCTTTATCTTCTTCAGTTAGTCTAGCTTCACGCTTAGCTGATTGTTCAGAAGCATAACTTTTTTCATGGTGTTTATTATATTCTTGTTGAAAAATCTGTAAACCGTCAAGGACTACCCTAGCTTCATACTCATTTCTATCTAATACATATTTTTCATGGTTAGCCTCAGCTATAGCAAATATTTCTGGATCAATAGGATAATCGTCAACTGAGAATCTACCGTCACCTATAACATAGCTTTCATCTTTTTTAATAGAGCTTTCAACTGTTCCTAAACCTCTCGGTCCACCTGCCCATCCGTCAAAGTCTTTATAGACTTGTTTATATTCAGACATGTTTCTCAAAGTATTAGCTCTTATTCGACATTTATCATTACAAAACTTACGTGCTTTATTCGGCACGGGGTTTTTACACTCTGGGTTAGCACAGCGTAAATATGATACTACTTCGTTCTCCATAATCTTAATATTTTTCTACCTTCGTGGTACACGCTACGGGTTACAAATGTTTTATCATTACGTTTACCGTATATACTAGCAGCACCACGCACTCTTTTTAGGTGTTCATTACTTTCAGGATTTATATCCATGTGATCACCTACCTCAAGTTTATAAAAATGATAAACCTGAGGTGCAGTTTCTGACCTAGTAGGTATGGGTATTTGAGTGTCATTTTCCATTTACGAGTATATGTCCTCCTTTCCAGAAATAACCGTTAGTATCACTAGTGTGTGGTCTTGTGAATACGTATATAGTTTCAGGGTTTAACCTATCATCTATACTGTTACACGCTGACTCAACAGAAGCCTCGTCATAACATATAACTTCACTTCTATTATCTAGTGAGGTAGAGCCGTAGCTCACCACCCATACTGTTTCTTGATTTTCCATATATAAACCTCTTATAAATATATTACCTATATAATACCTACTGAATATAAATCAGTAAAGGATAATCTTATGTTATTTTTAAGGGCTTTTAAGCGTATGAATTTTAAAGTAAGGCGTATATACCTTATTAATTGATCACACGCTTAAAACGGCTTATATTAGTCTTTAGGTTTAGATGTTTTAGTTATATACCCTAGCTTAATATCATATTTAATATCGTTAAGGTTGAGTATGCCTTTGTCTAGAACTTCTTGTATGGTGGGTTTGCCCTCATACTTTTTAAGTCTATCTTTATTACTTTGACTTATAGGCATTTTATCTGTCCTAGTAAGTATCTGACTAGTGTCGTAAGGATCACGACCACGTACAGTATTACAATAATTATTAGGTTTAGGTATATCTATTTTAGGCACTTGCCTGTATTTATTTGACATGTCTTCCTCCTCCATATCAACTGCTTTTTTCATAAGCACACTGTATAAACTTTTTTGACCAGTTTTCATATCTTTAAAAGTTTTCTTTTTACCAGTGTGTACTTCATACCATCGCTCTGCTTGTTTTATGGGTAAAGCTGGTGCCATAATATTAGGGTCACCTATAGCTATACCACCGCCTCTAACCTTGTGCATCTCACTCATATCAAACTTCACTACCCGACTTGGATTATCGGGTAGGAAGTAAACAAAAGTGACACTAGTAGGCACTATGCAGCCCTCGCATAGTCTATAGCTGTAGTCATAGCTCTAGTTTTTAAACTAGCCCTAGCTCCAAACCAAGCGTTATGCATTGCTGCGTCACGGTCGTGTCCCCATTTATGGTCAACGACAAACGTTACGGCATTCATAGCACCCCACCAAGTACCAGCACTACTTTTTAAATTAGCTCCTGGTTGTTGTTCGAGTGCTTCATATACCTTACTAGGAGCACGCTGAAACTCATCTAACATAGTAGCACGGGCTAGGTATGTTTTTTCAGTTTTACTTTGCTCTAGTAGTTTTTGTTGCATAGCTAGTTTAGGTTGCATTAAGTCAGCAATATAAGAAACTACAGTATCCTTAGTGTACTTTTTAGTACATAGAAACTCTGCTGCTTCTTTGTATTCTTTCATACGATTACTAGCTAAACCTAACGCATCTTCTGCGGTAGCTATAAGGTCTGCATCAAACGCTCTAGTATGTGGCATTTTAAAGTGTGGCTGAGTTTTATCAGCTAACGCCATACTTAACGTATTGTTGCATACTACTCTTATAGGCGTAAACCTAATTTCATTAGATTTACCCCACTCGTGACTAACAGACACAAGTAAGTTGCCTAATACCCTATCGTCTCCTGGTAGCGTAAAGCTTTCATCAACTTTAGCTAATCCCCATATTTGACGACCGTCTTTCAAAGACCCTGCAGTTTCCATAGTCATTTTACCAGCGTCGGTAAACTTCTTAAAAAACGTAAAAGCGTCTTCGTTTTGGGTAGGTATAAACTTTGGTCCACAAGGTCCAAAGATTGTGTTATCACTATCTCTTACGAGTAGTGAGTGGTTAGGTGCCATAATTAAGTCTTCCGACTTATCTGGGTCAGCGTTGTCATATGTAAATATTTCACGCTTACTGACTGACCAATCAAGACCAGCCTCAACTAACATTTCTTTAGGAGTCAAATCATTACTGACTTGTACACCAAGCCCATGCCAAGGAACTTCCCCCGCATAAGCCATTGATTCTACGGCTGCTGCCATAATAATACCTCCTTAAAGGTTGTTACGTTAGCCGTCATTAGCTAACTACCCCTAATATAGTTTAGCTCATTAATGATTAAAAGCATCATCAAAAAATAATTTAGCTTACGGTAGATGTGTCGTATTTACCTTTTATAAGGCGTATATTTTGATCATTTAACCAAGCTCTAAGTAGGTTACTTCTTTCTTTAGTGGTAAGGTTAGGTGTATGATCAATCTCATATTTTTTATCCATATACGTTTTGTATCCTGCGTAATAATCACCATTACCTAACTGACTGAATCTAACAATCTGCCATGATCGTTGTTTCGTAATATTATATTTGATGCCTATTTCCTCAAGAGTCATGGCATCTTTCCAGTAGTGCTCATAAATATCAGAATACATCTGATCTTTTTCTGTACGTTTACTCATTAAAAAACTCCTTGTAATGTACTGTTGCTTCTCCCCAACTTTTACCTATCTCTGCATCAACTTTATTGGGAACACATAAAGGTGTGCATTCAGACATAATTTTCATAATCAGCTCACATTGGTCAGAGTCGGTAACCGATATATCTAACTCATCATGAACTTGAGTATGTGGTAATATGCCTTCGTTGTATAGTTCTACCATAGCCTGTTTAGTCATATCTGCTGCAGAGCCTTGTATAAGTCTATTCATAGCTTTATATGTGTACGCTCTTTTAACTTGACTACCATATTCAGTAACTGCTTTTTCATATGGGTAAGGTGTCTTTCGTTCTTTCATAGGCTCATATAAGTTAAACCTACATTTACGACCAGCTATAGTGGTAATATATCCACGGTTAGCCCCTATCCTTGCACATTGATCACGTAGCCCTTTAATAAACGGCACTCTTTTATGATATGTGTCAAATAACACTTCTGCTTCTTGCATTGATAAGTCAAGTTGTTTAACTAATTTTTCTTTACCCATACCGTAGCTTAATCCTAAATTAATAATCTTAGCCTCTTTACGACTTATGTTAGCCATATCTGCTACTACCTGATGAAAGTCTGCATCTTTATTACGGTAAGCATCTACTGCCTCGCTTGCACCTTCTTGTTCAGTAGCTGAAGCGTAATGAACTGTAAGTCTAGGTTCTTGTTGAGAATAATCAAACACGCCCCAGTAGTGATCTTTTTCAGGTACAAATATACTACGTATGAGTGGACCAATGTCTTCGTTACGGGCTGGTACTTGTTGTAGGTTAGGATTACTACTACTAAATCTACCTGTTACTGTGCCTCCACGGTCACTGCGTAAAGGATGCAGTTCTCCATGTATCCTACCGTTTACGTTATGCTCTAGTATCATTTTATCTATAAACGTAGTCCTAGCCTTATTTAACTTACGTGCTCTTACTATATTATTAGCTAACTTATGGTCGTGAGTTTCTAACCAGTCTCCAGCAAAAGATGGGGCGTTAGTTTTAGGTGTGCGTGGATAACTTAGCCCAGCTCTATCAAATACAGTAGCTACTGACTGTGCTGCCCATAGGTCAGGTTTCATGCCAAACTCTTTATTAATAGCGTCAAGTATTTCATCCTCTTCTTTCTTTAACCTTTTACTTACTATTTCAGCAGTATCTAAATCTACAGGCACGCCTTTATAACGCATGTCAAGTAGTATAGGTATAAGTGAAGTTTCAAGCTCGTATATCTTACTTACGTTTTCTAGTTTTATTAAGTCTTTAAATACTTGCCACAACTTTAAAGTAAGCTCAGCATCCTTCTCACCGTATGGACCAACATACTTAGCTGGTAGTTTATACATCTCGCTTTTAGGGTCTAACCCGTATGCTTCTGCTGCATCAATAAGTAAAGTTTCATCTTTAGTTTCTCCACAATATTTTTCTCCTAAATTATTGAGTGAGTAACTATACTGATTCTCATCTATAAGTGGTGCTGCAAACATGGTGTCTTGTATCTTTCCGTGTACTTCTATACCGTAACGTTTAAGCCAACCGACATCGTATAAAGAGTTATGAAATATCTTATCATTCTTGTGAGTCATTTGTTTAGTAAACCATTTTAACACTAAACCTTTATCTAAATTGCCCCCACCACTGTGTTGTATAGGAAAATATAAACTAAAATCTTTAGTCGCTACCCCTATACCTGTTATATATCCAGTGTCTGGGAATGCCCAAGATGGACCATGAGACATTAATAATGGATCATATGTCTCTAAGTCAATAGCTACTTCGTTGTATCCGCTCAACTCTGGTAAACTACTGGGTGGAGTCCAGTCCACCTTGGGCGTAAATAAACTCACTTGTCTTTGCATGTAATTCTTTCTCTTAACTCACTACTACTAAAAGTATGTTGTCTGTAATTGTAGTAAACTTCTTTACTGGGTAAGTTAAACTCTTCTTTACCTGTAAAATGTTTATTCATATACTCTTCACCTATAATTCTAACGTCCCAAGGCACAGTCCTTAATATATTACGTAAATCTTCTTCGCTTTCATAGACTATAGTTTCATCTACGTAACGACAACCGTTTACCTGTATTTGACGTTCTAATAAACTTTGTATAGGTTTATTTTTATCAGAGTTCTCAACACTAGGGTCAGCGTGTATGCAAGCTATCAAGTAATCACACTGTTGTTTAGCCTCAGATAACATACTCACATGCCCTGCATGAAATAAATCAAAAGCACTAAACGTTATGCCTCTAGTCATAAGTTTCACTGTCGTTTGTATTTACTGAAGTCATAAAACTTTCTACTAATAGTAAATATCTACGTAAGTCACGTATATCATCTAGTATGCCTGTGTCACTAGGGTCGTTA